GCATATTCTTCAGCAATGTATTGCTTATCCATATATTGGATTCTAGCTTTTACAGTGGAAGAGGTGACGACTTCTGTGGTTTTTGTCGGATTCTTTATTCTAGAATATAAAGCATTATAAGTTTGATTGGTAGCTACATAAATTGATTTCTTTTTTTTATATATAACTATGTCCCTAGCGAATGTATCATGAATATTAGTGAATACCCCCTCAAGAGAAGCTTTTTGGCCTGATGTGAAAAAATCAGCCATAGTACCCACGCCCGCCACTTACAAAATAATTTCCATCATTTCCTGCCACTTGCCTAGGAACTGCTTGGTAAAAATTATAAGAGTAAACCAGGTTTTCCAGTTCTTCTGCCGCGTCCTTAGCCATGCTTAAATACAGCTTGGCGACATCCGTCTTATTGCTTCGCACAATTAGAGAGTCCCCTTCTCTTAGCCTAATCCAATCTATATCACTATTCAGCGAACCATCTATCCCCCTCAATACATTTCTAGCTTTTTTATCGTAAAAATGTTTCAAATAAAGCTGGGTATAAATATCTTGCTCCTCGAGTTTAAACGTCTCACTGGGTAATACATTACCCTCTGCGTTCCCACTAAAAGACTTATAGATTACCGTATTCAACATGCCTACATTTGCTCCTAGCCACCCCGAAATATTACTAATTTCACTGGTGCGCTGGGCAGCGCCCGTAGCATCGCCAAACTCAGTATCCCAGATGGATACAGCTAAATCCCCTATATCGCTCATTTACAAACCCTCCTTCATTAGCTTGATAGCTTTTTGGGTAGCTTCAGAATCTAAATGATTCAATCCAATTGGTCTTGGGGCAGGAATGACCATACTTGAACGGTTGTATTCACTGAAGGCCCTAGATAGCTTAGATTTCAATACGGTTCTATTTCCTGTGGGGAATACGCCAGCCTTAACAGCTAATTCTTGAAGCTCAACCATAGACATGGTTTGTATGTTTTCTTCAAAGACTTGTGCGATACTGGTTCCAAATGGATTAACCTCTTTAATTCCCACAAGCTCCTCAAGCTCCTTAGCTCTCTCTATTGGATCTTGTTCCTTCTTGCCATGCACCTGGGTCAATGAAGACAGTTTGTCCGTCTTGGTTTGTGCTTTAGCCCTTTTTTTAGGGACTGTTTTTTTAATAGTTTTCTTTTTCATAATTAAAACTCCTTGTTCCTTGGTTGCTTGATAATACCTAGATCTACACAAAAATCTATTTATAGAGAAACAAAAAAGGCCACCCATATGGGCGGCCTTTTTAGAATCCCTAGCGGGATAAGATTAAACTTCGACTCCAAAGATCGCTCTCTTATCGAGAATAATACGACCTTCTTCAACAGAACCGTAGTAACCAATCTTGCGTTGTCTAACGCTATACTGGTCGTCAGCAAAGAGAGAGAATTCTGATCCGCTTTCGGAATCAAGAACAACCGCTCTAAACAGCGAATCTCTACTGAGATCGAGACCAAGAACCAGATCGGTCTTGCCTGCGGAAAGACCGCCAGCAAGCGTACTGAAGATGTTGGTGAACTGCTCGTTTGGCCCAAGCTGATAGATTTCCATCAGATTAACTCCAAAGAAACTGGACATTTCGCCAGAGTCATTAAAGAGACCGCGACGAATGTCGTCTGGAGCAGTAACCCAAGCGTCAGAGCCTGCAGCTGGGACGGTGCCATCAGCTGTCTTGCTATTGATCGGGTTGTATGCCATTCCGCGAATATCCTCAACAATCTCAGGGCTAACCAAGAGATCGGTGATTCCACTACGCTTATTAGCAGGAGTTCCACCAGACCATGACTCGTTAACACGCTTTGATTTAGTAATCAAGGAATTAAGGTCGGCGAGGAGGAAGTTTCCATCAATAGTAGATTGGATAACGTGGTTTGTGCCAGCTACAGTAGTATCAGCCAGTGTGCCAAGAAGGAGGTTGGCAGAGGTCTTTTCTTGCTTGAGAAGCACTTCTTGTGCGACCCGAGTAAAAGACTTTCCGACTACGTCAAGGCGGCTCTTGCTAGCGTAACGCTTATCAAAACTTACAGCGCTATCAAGCGTGTAGGTTGTGAATTTAAGCTCACTCGCTGTAGGAGCAACATGATTGGTTGGGAGGCCTCCAGGCATCGACTGGGAGTAGACTGTAATATAGTCTTCTGCAGTGATGTCGTAGTAGAGGTCCAACGGAATAGATGGGTTATCATCTGGGTCAAATGCCATGCTAGTAAACAAGTTACTAACGGCAGGTGCGTTATTGATAACTTCTGCAAGAACTGGTCCCATGAATGAACCAAGTGCGGCTTGCGCCTCATATGCAGTATCTCTGTTTTTTGAAGCCATAGCTTTAATAAGCTCTAGCTGTTCTTCTGTTCTTTTTAAGGTGATTTTCATTGATTAAGTGTTCCCTTCTATATTAGTGGCAGTGAATATTAACCATTGAGTAACCTCCAGTTTCACCTGCGGCACCAGCAAATTGGTCCTCAGTAGCGCCTGCTACACGAGTTCCTTTTGCAATGATTGATCCGATTTTGTGTCTTGCGCCGTGAGCAATGTGGGCATGGCCTGGAGCGACTCCAGTCAACTTGCCTGGGCTACCTTCGGCGATACAAACTTTATTGCCAACGATCCAATTCGCATCATCGATATATGCGTTATTGCCGAAAGCGCCAGCTGAGGATTCACCGTTAAGAGTAACGATGCCACGAGATAAAACAGGAACTGCCTGACCAGAAAGAACTGCTTGGTTCTCTAAAGCCTTTTGAGGATAATAGAGAAGCTTTTCTCCATTTTCGTCAGCCTTTGCTGTTTGATTTAAGGTCATTCCCAATACCGAGTCGCCAGTTTCTGCGACTGTTATTTGGAGGACGTTGTTGGGATATTGATCCCTGCCTACATAAGGGTAATCGGTTTTGCCGAGATACGAAGAGGAGTTATACTCTACGGGCCCGTCATCCAAATCTCCCTTGTGTATTTTTACGAAAACGCCTGCATCACCATTTCCCTTAGTATCGAGCTGAGCATTAATGTCAGCGCCGTTTAGGGCGTATAGGTTGATGACATCTTGTTCTGCGTATTGTCTGAATGGTAAGATTCTAAGTGCCATAATTTTTAGTATTTAATGTTAACATTTTCTCGAGTAAAAACCGAGCGAAATTTTTCTGCCAAAGTTTCTTCCTTACGGGAAGCTTCTGCATTATTATTTGTTGCGACCTCTACACTTTCTACTTCAACATTCTCAAGAACGTCTTCGGTAGATTCGTTTTGTTCAGAAGGCTCGGAAGCCTTAACTTCGGATAATGAATCGATTCTTTTTTGAACCTCTTCATCAATTTTAGCCTGCATTTCTGCATTTGACTGTTCAATAAAAGCCTTAGTCTTAGTCTTCCAGACTACGGCAAACTTGTCTTGCAGTGCTACAAAACTTTCCTCTGCGGAGTCGATCTGGCCGACTTCCGAGGCTACAATTTTGCGGTCTGCATCATCAAGCTCATATTGCTCGTCAATTTCGGCCATTCTTGAATTAAAGAGAGTTTTTGCTTCTCGCTCTTGCTTTTCGATCTCAAGCGCTTCAATCTTTGCTTCAGTTGCCTGAAGCTTTTCTTGGAGCTCTTCAGTGGAAGCTTTAAATTCTTCCTCAGCTTTAGCGAGACGCTCTTTCTCTTCTTCTAACTCTTTTTTCTCCTGAACATAGTGGTCGCTTTTCTCACGAATAGCTTCAGTAATTATGCCCGCAATATTAGCGACAGTTTCTGAAGCGTATTCCTTTTTGGAAAGCTTATCGTCCAGAATTTCTTCTAGTTGTTGAATAAGATTTTCTTGTTCCATAGTGATTAATTTTGGTGTTTTTACAGTTGAATTATTTGATTGTGAAATATTTTTTGTAGATTTTTTTTCTTTTTTTTCTTTAGCAGAGCTAGGAGACAACTTAATCTCTGTAGGTTTAACGACATGAACTCCCTCTACTGCTGCAGCTGGATTCGTTGTAAAACCAATCCCCAATGGGTATACCTCGCCAAGAACTAACCTATTAACCTGAGTCCCGTCGTCCATCTCTCCAGTACCACCTTCCGTCTTTAAATATTTTTCAAACTCTCCTACCATAGCGGGGTCCGTGATTATTTCTGCATCCTTAAGATTATTACTTCCAAGAGCAATTGCATATTCATTAAAGCCTAATTCCCAGCTAGCTGAAATACTTTTTTCAAAACCGTCCTCTAGGGCGGATTCTAATACATTAGCAAATTGAGGGTTAACCGTTCTGTAAACTACAGAAGCTAAGGCTATATTAAAAGGGGAGTTTAGTTCGGCTACGTCTTCGTCTGACAATAATCTATTGGTTTGAAAATCACTAAACGAACTTCCTACGATATGCCCTACTACTTTTTTTCTTTCGTGCTCTATATTAGTAGGTTTGTTAATAAAGTAATCTTTTATCTGTATGGCTGTTTCACTATCAATGCCATCTCCATTTTTATTAAAGGCATTGACTACGGCCGCATTAAAAGCTACCCCAAGCAAATCAATATTTTTATCAAGGTCAATACCTTGAGGCATAACATCCTTCAGGGACTCTAACGAAGCGTTACTAATATTCCACGGATTCCACTCTTCAGACTCCAAACTAGAGCATGCTAATATTGAGCTGGAAAACGCCGTTTTATATTTAAACCTATTCATTTTGCAGTAGTTACACGCAAAAATTCATAATAGGATTAATTATTACTATGGTATAATAAAGAAGCTTCGTATAATTTTATTTCGTGCTCAGCCGCTATTTCATTAATTTCTCCAAGAACCCCTAAAGATTCTATTTTTGAAAAATCGTCAATACATTCTTCTGCCAGCTTTTCCCAATCATCTTTATTGGCAGCTACTACCACGCTCTCGCACAAAGAGTCTATAAGGTCTTTCTTTTGCTTACTTAGCCTTTTAATTTTAAAATGCTTCCTTACTGAGGCGGAAATTTTATTTCTTAACCCTTCGATAGAGTAAATTGTAGATTGCAAATTTTCTCGACTATATGTTTTTGCAGCAGCTTGTTTTTTGATCTGACTCGTTCCAATCGGCCTACCTGGAGAGCTTGGGGTTTTATTTTTAATCTCAGAACTATCTTGTTCGTCCATAGCTGGAGGAATCATTGGTACTCCGCCCACCAAAGGATTATAATAACCTTTTTCTCTTTCGTCTAAATACTTTCTTTGAGCGTTGCCTAGATCATTTTTTTCAGGCATAACTCCAGTCTCTATAGCTCGGATGCCTTGTTCTGGGGTAAGAACTCCTAGCTCCATGAGTCGAGTGGCCACCCTCTGGAACTGAACCTCATCCTTTAAATCAATATCTTCAAATTTAGCAATTGGATAATCTCTAAACCCTAGCTGTTGACACACTAATCTAATTTGCGGCTGTAAAAAATCGTTTAAAAATGCATTTCTAGATTCCTTTAGTCTCTCCAAAAATATTTTGGCCTTCACTTCTGTATTGGAGTATTTCTCGTTGCCTAAGATAATGTTTTGTAAGCCCTCTTTAATATCTTCGTTAACAACTTTATATTTTTCAGACCCAAGAACCTTGTTTAAGTCTGGCATTACAAAGTCAGCCTTGGTGGTATAGTCAGATACCAAAACTCTTCCAACGCTTTCATTTTGAAAAAGATTTTGCATGGCACTTAGATTGTGCGGATTAATACCTCCCTTATCGGGCTCGGAACCCATCGTAATGAGAAGTATAACGTTTTCTACAGTCTTTACTATAGCTTGATCTATCTTCTTTAATTCTATCTTCCAATTAAGATCGTCAAGCACAGGGAACCCAAATGGCATCGCAAAAGGTTCGTAATCTTGTTTTTTATAAAAAGAATAAATTAGTTTTTTTACATCCAATAGTACGGTTACTCCTTCTTGATTCCAAGCTCCATCTTTAATCCTATCTCTCACATCCTTTGGGAGCGCATTAAACACTTCTTTATCGTAATCAGTTTTTGGATCTCTCAATGATTCCAGTTCGTATTCCGATAATAATTTTGCATAGTTGCCGTACTGTCCCCCGCTATCACTAAACGTTAAAGCCCTCTTTGCTACAATGTCAAACGGATTTAGGAATGTATACATGATGGGTATTCTACCCTTCTCAATAAACTCTCCTGATGCGCCGTATATCGTTTGCATCCTTTTTATGTCGGCTTCGGAATACTTTCCATCAACCCTATATATAAATACATTACCGCTTCGATAGTACTCTCTAAAATATTGATCCTTGATCTGCCAGCACTTTATTTTTTCGAGCCATTTATAAATAAACTTTCTTACTTTTTCGTTCCCTCCCTCTAGATAAATCTCTGAATTTGAAAACTCAGACATAATGTCTATGGAATTTCTAAATATAGCAATATTTGCATAAGCTTTTTGACAGAGCTCTATAGCGTCCCTTATATCTACATAGCCGCTTTGACGATAAGAGTAAGGCAATATACCTTCTTGTATATTTACAAATCTATCCAGAATTGTTGACCGCGCAGCTAAGTTATCCCTCCATGAAGTCGCAGACCCTCCTGTCCCCCCTCTTTTATAAGTAGCCGCGTTAGAGACGTAATAGGGGTCCCCTTCAAAAGAAGGTTCCCACGGGGAATCCATTTTATAGATATCTTGCAAATTAGAGGTGGATGCAACCGACTCTTTTTTGAATTTATTCCAGTAATTAGATTTTTTCTTATATTTTCTTGCCATGTAGTATTATACACGAAAGTCTTCAAAAGTTAAAAGTTAACTTTGAGACTTTTGAAATCAGCGAATAAATATTGGAGTAAATGTGTGAGAGACCTCCTTCTCCTTTACCCCCATCATATCATAATATATTTTGGTCATCCAATTCCCTAGCACTAACGCAGAATAGGAGTCTTTTCTGGCCTTATGGGGCCCAGTTTGCCTTCTTAAATTATCTGGCAAGTCAAAGGTTTGAGTGCCCTGTGGAGATGTTTTGATCTGAATTAAAGCGCACTCAGACTTTGTAAGATTAATCATGTCGTGCTGATGCTCTAAAAAATCTATCATTTTTGCAGCCTTGTCTAGAGACATCGAGACGCCCTCTGCAGTAGGAGGCAAATACTTTAAGTTGGTGATTGGGATATTTTTTTTGCGTTGAGCTTGATAGTCATCGTTTATAGCCCTAGCTGCGAACCATATTTTTTTGTGATCAAAATTTCGCTGTAACAACTCGTTACCCTGACGAATCCAGGCAGAATTGGGAGTTCTTAAATAGCAAGTCTTCCCTGCATTAAATTGCCCCTTAGCATCTCTTAATGATTCTTCGTATTTAGTAAGGTCATCAAACTTAACGTCCATGATGTTAATCTGCATCTTATCTTCTTTAAAGAGTTGGCTCTCATTAACAGAATTGATAAATTGCACTCCGCCATTATAGTCCCCGACAATTGAGATTATATTGAAATTTTTAAGCAGATAGTGAAAGTAATTTATATGATCTTTTAATTTAGATCCAGGTAATGCATAACTATGTACTAATACCGAAGTTCCGTTAGATTCATTTAATTTAAGCACCTGCATTGCAAAATCATCACTACTTTCGGTTTCTGCCCAGCTTGGGTCAAAGGCTAAAATATATTTAGCTTTAGGATCTCCAGCGACTTCTATAGTAGGGGAGTCTCCGTCAGGCACGGTACACTTCATCATAGTGGACGTTTTAAAGTACCCACTACTATCATCGGTAAAGACCGCTCCAAATTCTCGGTCAAACTGAGATTGGCTCATGGATGACCTAGCTTGATTAATTAGATTTTGGTCGTACAGAGCTTTTGGCGCACAATCATAAGAGAAATGCATTATTACTCTTCTTGCGTTTTCTCCATATGGATTCTCTTCTTCCTTCATATGGCCGTGAATTAAATTCTCAAATTCCTGGTATAATTTGTACATATACTCGAACTTATAAGAGGCTGACGATAAGGTTATTAATTTATTGTTTGGCCATTTGTGACGGTCCTCTTTTTTCATTTTACCCTGTTCTATCAATGTGGTTTCTAGCTTATAGATATCTTCTCGCTGAGTAGGGTTTTGAACTACTGACAAAAATGGAACGATAACTTCGTTATATACTCGTTCAGGCATAAGCAAAAATTCGTCAATAATAATTCTATGAAACCTAAAACCACGAAGCTTCTCTCCATCTCCCAATGGGAGTGCATGAATCTTGCTTTGTCCAAACTCTAGGGTCCATTGGTCGTTTTGTTTAGACTTGCGAGTTATACATTGCGCCAAATATTTAGCTTCAGGTTTTGCGGCGATATCTTCAATCTTCCTAAAGATCATCTTCGCCTGCCTAAAGGATTTGGATAATATTCCGATTTCTACTCCTTGATTTAGAATAGCATCTAAATAAGCAAAGATGGCGGTAGTAAATGATTTAGACATCCCTCGAGACCATACTCCTAAAAAATAATCAGACTGAAACATAGACCTGATTGCCATGTGCTGAAACGGGAAAAGCTTTACTCCGCTAAGCAAGTCTACAGCAAAAGTAGTATTCTCCCTTAAGAATTCATATAGCAGCAGCTTGGCCTGCTTCTCTTCGATAAACCCTTTTGTATCAGCGATTCTCTCGTTGATATTATTAGTCTCATATTTTTGTACTCCTTCTTCCCAGCTCATAACCACCTCCTTAATTCATCAGGCTCTAAAAACCCTTCTTGGTATGCATAACTTAAACACATCCATATACCATCAGGCTTTATAAAAACCTCATAGTCATTGATTTCTCTTACTACTTCTCTTCCGTTTTCGCTCACAATAAAATGTCCGTCAAGATTAATATTTACAAATCCAGGTAAACAACTAAATATTCCACCTCCATTTTTACTCCTAACTCTCAATTCCATATTCGTCTATATAATATTGAAAATCCACGTTCCACAATCTCTTTCCTGCAAGAAGTAATTTAGGTATAATGGTCTCAGAGTTTTTTCGATTGCCACTAAAAATAAATTGACACACGTCTGAATATTCATGAGTAAGAGTCCTGAGGTTATGAAATATATATTCTAGGTTAGATTTATGTGGACCAAATACATTATTCTTTTTTAGTTTAGATACAGAGCTTTCTGTGATTATGTATAGGTAGCTATCAAATTCCCTCGCCCTATCTAGCTCACGCTTAAACCTTTCTAATCCCTGACTCAATGTTCCCTTTAGATCCCCCTCGCTTTTACGGTCCACATAAGTATAAGTATAATTTTCTCCCCCTGTAGTATAATCCCCGAAATCTAACTTCATTGGCTCAGACTTTTTGAATTTGAGTGCTTTCTGCTCACGGGTATCAATAAAAATTGTTGTGTCGTCGAATTTTTTGTTCTTCTCAAAAAATTGTTCTGGAGACGCCAGGCCTCTCTTAAATAAAGGCTCTAAACCAATATATTTACAAGCATTAGAATATGATCCAAAATACTCAATGAAAATTTCAATTGGAGGTAATTGTAATGTTTCAATTTCAATGTGAGAGGGAGCAAATCTCAAATTTTTATGTTTTACTCTAAATTCTAATTGATTGGCAATGTAGTCCTTGACTTCGTCAGAGGGGGATTTATCAATCCATTTTAACATTTGCTGACGAGTGGTAAAACTCTTCGTAAAGTAATCAAACTTATTTTTAAAAGGAAGTACGTCACCAGTCAATTTATTAATTCGCGGGTACTCCTTACAATAGTATTCAGCAACAGTAAGCTTATGTTTTTTAAAATGAGAATGCAAAGAACGTTCTGACTTGAACTTCTCGCTGCAGATCTTGCAATAAAGATTTGGCTGGAGAGGATCAATCATACTGCGTCACCCTTGCTAATACCTAAAACGCGGGCTTTCCATTCAGGCATCGACTCTAAATGCTTTGCTTCGTGTTCTACTGCTTCTTTTTGCATTTGTGCCATCTTTAGCATAATTTCTCTCTCTTTCTCGTCCTGGAATAGTTCTACTAAAGAAAGGATAGATGCATTCTCCTCTTGTCTGCCTTGTATCCTTCGCGCTCTATCACCGTTTAAACGGTTGATGAGCGACTCCATTCTCTTTTCACATTGATTGTATTCGTCGCTTTTAGTTTTTAATAACTCAGCTAGCCTTACTGTCATATCTCTTTGATCATCTGCCTCATGAAACATTCTATTTAGCTTTTCCATTGCCTTATTAATGTTCTTAAGATTGATATAGTCTATGCATACGTTGATATATAAATTTATTTCATCTGCTGTGAGGTCAGGCTTGTCCCATGTAGTACGCATGAACTCCGCTTCAAAAAGATCTCTGTCCGCCTTGTCTGTATAGCTATTAATAACTTGAAAAAAGCGAGGAGTAGATAAAAACTTAACTACCTGTTCAACATATTTCTTTTGCTTTAGTGATATAGCTTCTTGTCTTATCTCTGCTGAACAATATTTATTTAGTAATTTGATTGTCGCGGTTTGTGTCTGTGGAGGCATATAAACATCCCCCAAAGCAGAATCTTCTGAACGCAAGAGGTTGGGTTTAGTAGATTTAATATGCTCTGCCACAACTAATGTCTCCTTGCTTAGCGGAGTAATGTCTCTGTCATGCCAAATCACACAAGCGATCTGGAACGCATTCATTTCATCCCTTGCAGAGTTTTCTATGAATTCTTTTTGTTCTTCAGTTAGATTAACTCTTTTTGCTTTTTTGCTTTTTGTTGTATTGTATTTAAACCCGCATTCAACAAGGTACTCTCGTACCAGCTTACCCTCTTTTGTTCTGCCATCAAGGGTGTCATCATTAAACACTTTCCTAGTTAATTCAATCAAATCAGGAATAGATTTGTGGTTTGATTCAATATAGGCTTTTTGTTGATCAGTTAAATTATTAGTTTCCATGAGTTATTATGTCATAATTCTCGATTACATATTCTACCTTTTCTTTGAAAAACTTTTTTAAGTTGCGCATTTGTTTATAACCCGCAGATCTCCCCTTTTCTGTAGTTTTGTAACCCATTATTTCAGCCACCTCTTCTTCGTCTACATAATCAATGTATAAAAGCTTATATATTTTGTATCGCTTTTCCCCTAGTTCTTTTTTCATATAAAAATGAATTTTATCTATAGATGAGTCTATTTCCCAAAAAGTCTCTTCAGGTAAGGACTGAGCTTCGTTTTGGTGGTTCTCAAGGGTTAATGCCATTTTGGTGTTGTAGGCATCTTTTTTTGTTTTTTCCCATTTATGATACAAGGGGCATTCAGAGCATTGTGCGCCGCTTTTGGTAAACCCACATAAGCCTTCGCTTACCCCGTCTGGGGGGCCGCTTTGATTAAAGGGGCAGTTTAAGCATGGTCGCACAAAGTTCCCATAATTGTTTCTTAGAATGTTTTTAAGTTGGTTGGAAATTATTCTATTTAACCATGGCTCTAACGCTCTTTCTTGATCCCATTGGTCCCACTTTTTATTGATATGGGCACGAATAATTTGACAGACGTCATCAAAATCCAACCACGCAATAGAATAGAGGAACCACTTCCCTCTCCTTTTGTGAAGTTCGTTATCAATAATTTCTGAACAATCGCTATAACTGAGAGTCTTATCCTTCGACATCTTCAGGAGGCTGCGCTCTTGCGCTTTTACAACTTTTTAAGCTTTCTTCTAAAATCTCTTCCTTGGATTTGGCTTTCGAAACCCCTTGCCTTACTCTAGGCGTTGCCCCTTTCGAAGGGCCCTCCTTCATAATGTCGCCTATTGTAATTTTTTGATTCCCAAAAGAGCTATCTATATCATATTCTAGCTTAGAAATATTAGGCACTTCTTCAAACACTTCTTCCTCAACCACTTCTTCTCTGGGTTGGCGCCGCAAACTATCTCTTGGCGAAGGTTTTATAGTCGGAGCCTTTTTTACTGTTGCAGTGCTAGTTCCAATTTTAACCCCACAACCTCCACAAAAATTAGGAGCATGAAGAGCATAGCTATTTTTATATCCACATTCTGTACAATATTCAACATTCATGACTTATAATAAAATTTTTTTTAATCTTTTAAATAACCAGAGATAATTGTTGCCTGATTTTTAATAAAATGAAGCTGATCTTTAGTTAAGAACGTAGATTGCTTAACGTAGTCTACTCCTAGGATCCCGATGATATTCCCTGTCAAAAGTCTTATAGGTACACAAAAAGTACTTTTTGTCCCTTGGTCTTCGAAAAATTCTTTTACTCCTACATTATCTATTTTAGATATTTCTGCGTAATCATATATGTCATTATCAATTAAAGGCTTAACAAACCTATTGAAGGATGATACCCTAAGATTTTGTTGTTTCCTGATTTCAGAACTTATCCCTTCAGCTAAAACTTCATAGGTGTTGCTAAATTTTTGCTGGGAGCTGCCAGAATAATAAACGTCGCCGTTATGGAATTCATATACCACTACCCTGTCCGCATTTAAGTTAGAAAGCATAAACTCTAAAGCCTTATATACGTCTTCGTTTTGAACGGTATGCTTTTGAAGCTTACAGGGCCTCTGTGCCCGATCCATTTTTGCTCTAATAATTACCGTTGCGATGCTGGCGAGTGCTGCGATTGCTGCTGCTATAATAAGATCCATTTACTATCTATACACTTGAACTGCCTTGGATCTTTTTAATTATATAAGATAAGATCTTACTTCGCTTAATATCTTCTATCCCAAATTCAAAAGTATGGATCCCTCGTTTTTTGCTAGCATCATCATCAAAAATATCATACATCTTGCGAAATCCCGTCTTACCATTAATGTCTGACTGCATAAAGTCCCCGCATACAAAAAGCCTGCTATTCTCTCCGATTCTAGTGATTAGAGTGGTTAACTCCTGAAACGTGAAATTTTGAGCTTCGTCAGCGATAACAATTTTATCCCTAAAGCTCGCACCTCGTAAATAGTTTATAGGCATGGCTTCGATCCTGCGTTTTTGGATAAGCTCTGGTATGATTGTGGGCTTTACCATCTCTCTAAGTTTATCATCTAGAGGAGCCATGTAAGGATTGAATTTGTCGTCTATGTCTCCAGGCAAAGCTCCCAGCCCCCTGTCTGCGCTTTCTACTACCGTTCTAACATAATATAAATCTAAATCAGGATCTGCACTCAGAAATCTTAATGCAGAATATACCGCTACATAAGTCTTTGTTGTACCTGCTGGACCTGCGCAGAAAACTACGTTAGTATTTAGATCTAAAGATAAATCTACAAATGCCTTTTGTTTTACAGTAAGCCTCTTAGATTGAACATGAAAATTTGAGGTTAGTCCGTTAAAATTTGCGAGGTTGCCTAACAATTTTTGTTCCTGATCGGAATTCTTTTTTCTTGCCATTATCTTATGATACACTCTCATGTGTATAAATTATATGTGAGTCTTAGAATTTTTATGTTTTTAATAATCTTTATCCTTGTTCAGGGGTTCGTCTCACAGCCAAACGAAGAGCTTTATGAACTCAAATACCAAATTAAAAAATCACAGAAATTACATAACCAACAAAACAAAATTCTTCACGCACTAATAGATATCTCAACAGAGCAACAAAAAATCATTGAGAAACTAGAAGAATTAAATGAAAAACAGCGACAAAAGCTTTACAATAGTACCGTGCTACATTTTATGGCCACTTATGAATAGAATCCAATTTATGAAAGAATTATCTTCCACTTTCCCACTATACCAAGCGGCTAAATGGTTGAGCGAACCTAAACAAGAACTAAATGGAGATAATCCAGCAAAATATTTAAGCGAAAATAATATCGAGCCAATTATGAATTTATTAAAAAAAGAAAAGGAAAAAAAGAAAAGGAAGAAAAAATGAACCAACAAGACCAGGCGCTAGATATTTGTCTAGAATTTTCAAATGAGATTTTTCACAACCCTGATATAACCAATATTATTATTCGTATCGAAAAAGCTGCGATCCCTCAGCTCCAAGAAAGGCTAGACTCTTTAGGCTTTAAAACTAAAAGAGTGGTACGCGAAAATAAAAAATACTCTATCGTTAACTTCGAAAAAGTTTATCCAATTATTTTTTGATTTTTTATCCTAATCTGTTATCATAACGTATGAGTAATGATACAGAATCTAATACAGCCGTAATCGACCCTCCTCCTTTAGAGGAATCGAAATTTAACGAAGAAGCAAAAAAAGAGCTAAAACTCTTTGTCGCCTCCAGAATGTTTAATACCGTTTCGTTTCAACAAGTCCTTGCTACTATCGACTTGCAATGCCGCCAACAAGCGGACCAGCGAGTGGATGCCGCTTCGGAAGAAGATCTTGAAAAGCTATTTGCGGATATGCAGCAAAATCTTGAATCCGCTTACGAACAGCAGGCAAATGAAACTGAAGCCGCAGCACAGTTTG